ATTACAAGGGCGATGTTATTTTACCTGACGGCACTAAAATGCGAATGTCCGCATGGATGCGTGAATCTAAAGCCGGCATGAAGTACCTAAGCGGCAAGCTGGAACCCATGCAGGATCAGCGTGGCAATGCTGTTGATTTAACCCCGCAGGCAAGCGACCTGCCGTTTTAATTGTACATTTATAACATTGCGTGTGTGGCAGCTATACGCAATTTGGCAAAGGTCTATTGACCCTGACCCTCAATCGGCTGCCTTGATTGGGGGTCTTTTTTTTTATTTAAATTAATTTTTATGCAGCAGATTACAATTAACCCTGAATTGCAGCGACTTATACCGCCTTTGTCACATGATGAATTAATGCAACTGGAAGCCAACATTCTTGCACAGGGCATTCGTGAACCAATAATTGTGTGGCAAAACACGATTGTTGACGGACATAATCGCTACGAAATTGCTCAGCGGCATGGACTTGATTACAATGTAAACGAATACCACTTTGATTCCTTAAATCATTGCAAGGAGTGGATGATTCGTAACCAATTTGGCAGGCGTAATTTAAGCCTGTATGATCGTGGTGTATTGGCTTTGGAATTAAAAAATTTATTTAAGGACAAGGCAAAGCAAAACCTTATTAAGTCAGGAAAGGTAGCAAATGCCTCATTGCGTGCAAATTTAAAGGGTTGTCACAATTGTGACAACCCTATGTCAACTATTTTGGACACTGTTGATACAAAAAAAGAACTTGCAAAAATTGCAAATGTGTCGCATAATACTATTGCAAGAATTGAAGTCATTCAGTCAAACGCATCTGAAGAATTAAAAAACAAATTACGGACTGGTCAGATGTCAATAAATCAGGCTTATGAAAAAATAAAATTAATAATAAAAAAAGATAATGCAGTAAAAACTGTAAGAGATGAAATGCTGATTGCAAAACTTAAAAGCGGCAAAACCATTGTGGTAAATCAAACAACTGATATTGCTACAATTAAATATGCTGAAGAGCATGATTTATATGTAAGAGCAGACAGGTACTCTGATTGGGGCAATCCGTTTGAGATACAAAAAGATGGAGATAGAGATACTGTTTGCCATAATTACGAAGTATATTATCTGCCTCACAAGCCAAGTTTATTATCTAAAATTCAATTATTAAAAGGCAAAGCGTTAGGATGTTGGTGTTCACCTTTGCGATGTCATTGTGATTCACTATTAAAATTAATAAAATGACTATAGATTATACAGTTATTGCCAAAAGCGTGCCGGAATATAGCGTAAAAAATGGCGGCATATTTACTTGTACGCTTGGATTTTGCCATAACACTCAGTCTATTATACGTGTGTATCCGATTCCTATAAAGGGTATGAACAAATGGCATACCTATAGAATTAATGTTGAAAAAAACAAAAGAGATACAAGAGATGAAAGCTGGAAGCTTTTATCATATTCTCAATATGAAAATTGGATAGGCCTTGAAAAAGATGTTATCTGCCTTGGTAAAATTGATAGAAATAAAGGCATACAAACACTTTTACAAAGCAAACAAATAATGCCATCTATTGAATTTTGCAATAAAATAAAAATTAGTATAGCAATAATTCCCATAAATCAATATTATTTATTTTGGGATATTAATGATAGGTATATTAATACAAAACAACTTGGATTATTTCAAGATGTTGAAATTGCAGATTGGGCAACTTACACAAAAGATACAAAGGAATATGAAGCAAGGATAATGTTTAGCAATGGTCATTTGCAGCATAATCTACAATTTAATGATTGGGGCGTTACTGAGTGGTTAAGGAAATTTCAAGGACTATATCCTATAAAACAAGCATTTAGGAATTTGCAAAACAAAAACTATTGTCTAATTGGAAATATGAATCATTATAGGAATAATTGGATTGCCTTGGATTTATATTAAAAAAACACAAAACCTTAATAAAAAAAATCTAAACAGATAAATTAAGAATTTTTTTTTTTAGACAAACCTATGAAGCAAATACCTTGGTTTAAGTTTTGTCCGGCGAACTGGATGATGGGCCGAATATCCCGACAACCTGCTGAGGTTCAGGTGGCATTTATACGCCTCTGCTGCGTCTATTGGAACGCTGAGTGCGACATGACCGTTAACCATGCAAAGCTTGAAATCGAAGAAAGTTTTGACTATCTTTTAAAAGCACAATTAATTGAGTGCAATGAACACTCGGTCTTTATTAAATTTCTTGACCTGCAATGGGAGGAGGCCAGCCTGCACCGTTCCAAAATGAGCGAGGCAGGCCGAAGGTCAGCTGAACGCAGGTCAACTAAGGTTGAACCTATGTTGAACATACCCTTAACTAAGGTTAAACCTGTGTTTAATAGAGAAGAGAAGAGAAGAGAAGATATAGAGAAGAATACTTGTGTGATTTTTGAGCAATTTTGGACGGCTTACCCCCGCAAAACTTCAAAGCAGTCTGCATCAAAAGCATTTGCCAAGCTGAAGCACGAGGATCAGCAGAAGGCCATAAGCAACATCGCAAGGCTTTATACCGACACACCTTTGCAATACATCCCTCACGCCGCTACCTACCTAAACCAAGCACGCTGGGAGGATCAGGTCATTCCGAGAGAACAGCATAAATATACAAATATTACGAAACCCACGTCTGATGAATCCGACAACTTACCACATTACCGCTGAAAAGCGACTTTTGTCTTGCCTGCTTGACCCGATGATTAACCGGGCCGTGCTTTTGCAATCCATTCCTGAACGGTTATTTACTGGAAATCAAATTTTGATTTACCGAGCGATAGTGGAACTGCACAAAGCTGAGCGAGCTGTGGACCTTGTCACCTTGCACCAGCACCTGCTGCAACAAAAGCAGCCTTGTGTTAACGACCTTGTCGGGCTGTACGATGGCCTAACATTTGGCAACGATTGGAAGACCTACGCGGCTGACCTGCATCAAGCATGGATGCAGCGCGAAGAAATAGCCATTATGGATGAACTGGCTCAGGATCGTGACATTCCTAAAGCCTTTGCACGTTATCAAGCCATGAAGGCCACCGACACACAAACCAGCGAAATTATTGCACACGAACTTGCGAAGGAGTATTTGCTTAAAATGAACGAAGTGCGTGAAGGCAGACAAAAGGACGCAATCTATGCATGCTTTATTTCGCCGATTGATCGGATTATGATTGGGTTTAAGCCTTGCGAATTTATCCTGATCGGCGGCAGGCCAGCGATGGGCAAAACCCTGCTGGCTCTGCAAATTGCCATGAACCAAGCGATGAATGAAATTCCTGTTGTGTTTTTTACTTTGGAAATGAGTGCTGACCAACTGGTCCAGCGGATGCTGTCCAACCTTGCTAACATTGATGGTTCTGCATTTCTCAATCCAAGCGGCAGGATTACCACCGATGACTTTTTTGAACTTGGCATTAAAGCCGACTTGCTAAAAGGCAAACCGCTGTACATTGTGGACTTGCATCAGGCCAATCTCGATAGCATCGAAGGTGAAATAGCAAAGCTTAAGGCACGGTTTGGAGTGGTTGGATTTTACCTTGACTACCTGCAATTGATTGAGCCATTTAAAATTGATAAGCCTAAACCAAAGATTGAGCAGATGACCAACATTAGCAAAACATTAAAATCAATTTGCAAGCGACAAAGGGTTTTTGGTGTGGTGGTATCATCCCTAAGCCGAGCGAGCGAAGGCAGAAGCGACCACCGACCGCTGATGAGCGACCTGCGAGAAACAGGACAACTTGAGTTTGATGCGGACAAAATTGCCTTTGTGTACCGACCAAATCAATACGACACAGAAAAGCCGCACGATCTGATGGAGGTTATTATTCGCAAAAACAGAAACGGCAGCCTTGGCATTGCTGACCTGCAATGTCAACTGCCATTTACTAAAGCCAACGAATACTTAAATTAATGAATATACTTGCGTTAATTTCAGGCGGCCGCAGTTCTGCAATGATGGCTTATATTTTACAAAATAGCCTTAAGTACAAAAATGACAACATTGTTTTTGTTTTTGCTAATACAGGTATGGAACGACCTGAAACAATTGAATTTTTAAAAAATATGGTCTTGCATTGGAATTTGCCTCTTGTAAAAATTGAGGGCGTTTATTCAACAAAAAAGGGAGTTGGTGTTAGTTATGCTATAAAAAATTTTAACGATTTAAATATGTCAGCAAAACCTTTTAGTGAGGCTATTGATCATATGAATAAAAATAAATTTGT